ATTGATCCCAATCTAGGGCGATCAGTCCGAAAAGGATGGAGTGAAAGAATTGCTCAAGTTGATAGACATTATCAACCGACTGAGCTGTCTCCTGATCAAAAGAATAATTTAGCTGAACAAGCTAAATTATTGATCAAACAAATTTCAGAACGCGGCATGCGACCATTCGGTCTAGATCGTGCTGGCCAAAATATGAAAAAGTCGACTTCGGCAGGTCTTCCTACCTTCGGCAGAAAATCTAAATATTTAGGCGATTTAATCAAAGATCAAGAATTATATAACTTAAGTTTAGAAGCAGAGCTTCCAGCAGTATTATTTACCCGTACACAAGAGGGAAATAAAACACGAGATGTTTGGGGATATCCATTAGCGTTATCTTTATTAGAACAATCATTCTATCAACCATGGCAGAAAATCGAGAAAAGCTTCGAATGGCGTGCTGCTATTGTTAATAATATGGAAGTTGATAAATCAATCACTAAGATTATCGATCATGCTATTAATACTAAACAAACTATTGTATCTATTGATTTCAGTGCGTACGATGCGTCAGTGCAAGGATCATTAATTACAGAGAGCTTCAATGTAATTAAATCTATTTTCCAAACTAGATTCCACGTAGATTTAGATTATATAGCACATCAATTTGAGTATATCGGTCTTGTTACTCCAGATGGTATACGAGAAGGTGCACATGGTGTACCTAGTGGTAGTACATTTACTAACACTATTGATTCAATTGCACAATATCTAGTTTCGCAAATATCTTCTGTTGCAAATAAAGATTACTGTCAGATCCAAGGTGATGATGGTGTCTATGTTACAGATGATCCTGATGCTCTAGAGGACACATTCATCAGTTACGGGCTTACTGTTAATAAAGATAAGTCGATGCGTGGCGATAATAAATGTACGTATTTACAAAATTACTATCATCCAGATTATCGTTTAGATACTGGTATTATACCAGGTATCTATAGTACCACTAGAGCATTGAACCGCTTAATGTTCCTTGAAAGTTACGATTCTCACGGAGAAGGTGTGACTAAGAGTGAAATTAACTCTTACAACGTGATTCGTTCCATTATTATTATGGAGAATTGCAAATACCACCCTTATTTTAAAGAATTCGTTGAATTCGTTAGATCACGTGATGAACGTTTATCAAATATTAGTGAAGTCGATGTCAGTATCTATTCAGATATTGTCAAGGAAGATTCAACTAAAACTTTCTTTGTTAAATCGTCTGGTGAAGGTCGTGGTATTGCCTCATTTGAGACGTATAAGTT